CCCCTATCGTAGTTGAAGGTTTACGAGTCTTGTATCAGGCTAACTGGATTTTGATTGGTGTCGTTGGTCAGTCTGGTTATCGTTTCCAACATGCCGTTGGAACCAGGGAACAAGTCTTCAAGCGTATCTTGCGTCAAGTCGCAAGCCAATAAATCAACAATCCATTGATTGAATGATTGTGGTTTTGCGCCAATCGTGCCCTTTTTTCTGGTTGCAGTGCTGGAATGCCAGTCTCTAACCATGGGTTTCCGCTTCGGATTTTTCCGACCACCCCAAAAAACAACAGGCTCCCATGCGAATTGCACCGTGGTTGGCCGAATCTGATGAAAGGTTTTGACCCACACGGCAGTTCGAACACCATCTGGACATGCTGGCAACAACCAAACCAAGTCAGAGGGATTGCACGACAACGCCCACCCATCGGGGTACTCATTCACAAGTCTTTGCAACAAGTCAAAGTGGGTTTGTTTGATGTCCCAAAGATGTGCTTCGGGGTGTTCTGGGTATCTACGTTTACCGTTTCCCAAATATGGTGGATCGGCGTAAGCAAATCTCATTTATTCTCCATTTCTTGTATCAGGCTAATCAGTTCGCTGAACTCATCCAAATCCATCAACACAACACCTTTCGTAGTCCCGTCAGGCATCGCCACCATTATGAACGGGCGTATGTCGCCCAACGCTTTCGCAGCATAAGATTGTCTTTCTGCCAAACGGAAACGTGTAAAAATCGGACCAACCTGAGCGCCTGCCTTGACCTCGGTACGAAAAAGGCCACCCCAATTTTCTTCGTGACGGGTAAGGTAGCCACCCAACCCCAATTTTTTACGGGCACGACGAGCTTTCGAATCGCCTTTCGTCCGGTTGCGTCGACCCCTAGCACTAGGATCAGCGCAGCCTCGGATGCGTCGCTTGTCATACCTGTCTGGTCTGCCCAACGTGCCAAACAGAGGGCATCCCGCCATGGAGCATTTGTCTTGATTGCCTTGACAGTATCCCTTTCGTTCATCGTTCACCTTGCTGCTCGATTGATGTATTCGTCAAGTGCTTCCCGGAGGATGTCGGAGCGCAGTCGCTTACGGCGTGCCGCAATCCTGTCAATCAGGGTGAGTGTCTCGCGTGGTAAGCGTTGCGAGATCAGCACCATGCGGTCAGTCTTGGACACGAGCCATCTCCACTATGTCTGCGAATGCCACAAGTTCCTCTTGGGTTAGTTGTTCGAGGCTGGTGACTGGACGTTTGGCAATGTCACTTGCCATCTCAAGCCTGTCCTTTGGGCCAATCTTTTTCTTCATCGCCATAACAATGACCTGATTGGAGTTGACCTTATCGCCCTGTGCCGGTGTTTCTGGTTTTGGCGCTGCCTGCTTGTGTTTGCGGAACGCCGCACGCAGTGTCTCAACCTGTTCGGGCGTGGCCTTGTCCAACACGATGCCGTCAATGGCCTGCTTTGCAAAAGCCTCTGGGTCAAGTTTCTCCTGACGGCAAGCGTCACGAAAACGGTCAACGGCAACCTTGGTGCTGGGTGCCTTTGGGGCCTGAGGTTGTTCGTCCCACTCGGTCTTGGACCACAGCGACAGGCTGATGCCAAAGCGCATGGCTGCGTTGCGCAGGAAGTCCCCAATCAATTCCTTGTCAAGGTCGCCCTTGTCGGCGCGTGCTGAGCCAACGCCAAGTCGTGACTGCCCCAACACCGTGAGCCTGCCCCACATCACGGCTGTACCGTTGACCTCTGTGATGGCTGGGCGCCCGGCTTCTGTCCAAGCCACGGGTTCCCACGACCAGTTGGTGTCAATCTCTAGGAGGATGCGGGTGATCTCGGCGTGTCCCACGAAGTCAAGCGTGGTGCCGCCCTTGGGTAGTTTGCCGACAATCGACGGGTCTGGTACCCCGTACTTGCCGAGGATGTCTTGCAGGTTCATTGCTATTTCTCCTTGATGCGCATGACGCGCGTTGTGGTTTCTTTACGGAACTTCTCTGCCAATGCTGGGTGTTGTTTTTCCAATGCTTTCTGGTCAAAGACCGAGCGGCTCTGGTTCTTCCAAGTGACGATCTCTCGACCCTCGTAGGTAGCCCTTTCGCTGTCGCCCAGAAACATGCCGACCTGACCCTTTGTTTCTGACTCTTTGGTTTCCAACTGTTTGAGTGCGGTCCTGATTGCTTGGAGTGCCACGACTGCTTCGTAGCCATCCTTGTTCAGTTCTACAACTGAACCGTCTGCAACTGGGTGTATCTGCTGTGCGTGCTCGCCCTTGATTGGTGAGCCGAGTGGCATGATGCCCAGGTCAATGTCTGCCAAGAAGTTGCGGCAGGCTTGGATGTGCATTTGCATCTCGTCTGACGTGACGTTCTGCGTGTAGCGGTGCATCTGCATAGTGGAATCGAAGATGACCCACTCAATCTTGGATGCTTGGGCGCAGATTGCCTGCTGTACGCCCTGCCAATACCATTGCGTTGGCAGTTGTCCCTCCCAGCGCTTTGCTGTGGTCTTTATCTCCACCGGGGTGTTGTCCTCGGTCATGCCGTCAAGCGTGGCAATGAGTCGTACGCCATCTTCTTCGTAGGTGTACATAACACGCGGCTCGGTAATGGTAATCCTGTATTGCTCTTGCGCCCACTCGCGGATGAACGGCTCCATACGGGTGCCGCGCTCCATGGCTTGATTGCTTTGCTTGGGTTGCGGTGCCTCTGGTGCCAACAGTTCCGCAGCCAAGTCGCTGCTAGTGGTGTACGGATGTTCGTCGTGGACTGCGGCAGCGACGGATGCTGAGATCAGGGCAAGGCCTTGCTCGTTCTTCCATCGTGCTGCTAGCCACTCGACTGAGCCGTGTTCCGGTTTGGGTATGGTGCTGTGTTGTTTCATTATTCCTCCTGTGTATGACACTGTATTACCTTGTGTTGCGAATTGCAACCCCTGTGCAAAGAAATCTAAAGCGGGGGTGTTATGGGGAGAAGAGCGGATGCCCAAGAATGACGACTTTTTGCACCATCCCTGTGGGTATGTGGGTAACCATACCCACGGTGTCCGGTTCAGGGTCTTCGTCTGGGAAGTATGAGCAGGTGACCGAGATGTAGCCTTCGAGGATGTCAGGCCATAGCCAGCCGACGCATACCACATGTTGCGTTTTCGGTTTGTATTCCTTCATCGTAATCCACCCGTTGCTGGAATCAAAGGCGTCAATCCAATGGACGGCAACCAGTGACCAGGGGCATGGGCTTACCACTTTTCTGCCTTACGGTCCTGCGAGAATACTGGTGCGTGGAACGTGATGCCGTGGCTGGGTGTGACTACGGCAAGTGCCTGTTGTGGTGGTTCAAACGAAAAGTTGTTGATGAACGCATACTCGTCATAGCCTTTGAGTGACCCGTTGATTACGAGATGTGACGACGGTAGATACTGGTGCCAATGCCCCATCCATAAGGTTGAGAAGTTTTGTCCAGTGGTCAAATAGCGTTGGGCTTTCCTTGCTCGCAGGCGCATGATGCCGGGGTAGATGCCGCCGATGCCACCGCCACCGTTTACTTGGTCGCCGTGGGTTACGAGATGGTTCGTGTTGTACACCTTGATGAGTGCATCGGTTCCTTCTGGGATGTCGAAGGTGACTCGTTTGTCTTTGGAGAAATGTCTCTCAACCATTTTGGATAACAGCCAATCAAAGTTGGTTTTGACTCGGAGTTTTGCCCTCGGTTTGCGGGACATACGCCCGTGGTTGCCGACGATTGACGGAACATGCACCTTGCCGAACTCGTCTGCCAGCAGGTCGATTGCTGCTGCGATTTGTTCCGACCAGTACAGCAATGAGCCGAGCATCGTGTCCTCGTTGGTTTGCGCAAGCTCCTCATGGATGTCGCCTGAGAAGATGTCGCCGCCAAGTATCAGTACACAACCGTCGTAGGTGACACCGGACAGGTAGTGGCGTGACACTTTGACCACGTTCGTGCCCCAACGATGCAACCGTTGAGTAGCGATCTCCCGGTTGTATGCGTTGAGTCCCTCTACTTCTTCGGGGATGACCACCTCATCAAAGTGGGTGTCTGAGAGCATGACGATGAGTGTCGCCGCTGAAGTTTTGGGTTTCGTAGGACTCAACCACCTTGGTGGCTGCAGATCGGCGGCCTCGGCAGATGACACAACCGATAGGGCACGGTTGCTGAGTTCTAGTTCTGCTCTGATGCGCACAAGTTCGTGTGTTGCCACGTCTCGTTCGCGTCGTGCTTTGACCAGTTCGGCTCGCCCCAACAGTTCTTCTTGTTGAGCGATGTCGTCTTTCAAGTTCATACAAGCCCGCTTCTCATGATGGATAAAGTTCCTGTTGCGATATGGATGCCTCTGGCTTGCAACGCTCGACGGATAGCCGCTTGGCTAATGTTCGAGTCGTTTAGTGCTTTCAGGAACTCATCATAGTCTTCGGGGGATAGTTTTGTTTTCAATTCCTCTCGCTTTGAGCGAGGACTGAAAGGGCGTTCATCGCTCTTGATTTCGTCCATTAGGCCCATGATTCACCTGTCTTGAACCGCTTGCTGAGACATTCAAAGATGTCTTCAACTGAATGTTCGGTTGACTGTCGACGTGTTCGTGCCATGTTCAAACAGCCGAGATAGCCGATGGCGTCACGGGTATTGTCCGGCACATCTAGCCCTTGGTCAAGTTCGTTGGCAAGGCGAGACAGTTTGACGCAAACCATAAACAGGATTGCTTCTTCTGCTGAGAGCTGTATTCCGGTGATTGAGTAAAAGATTTCTGCTGTACGCGAATAGTCGTCGAGTGGATGACTGTAATCGTCTTGGCGTAAACCTGTTACAAGTTCGTATGCCTCACGGATTATCTCCGCGCCGTTTGTTGGCTGGTCCATTTTTCCCCTTGATGAGTTGTTGAGTTTTGTTTATTAGATTCCAGAGTTCGTCTTGATCGGCAACCCCTGGAAATACTTTGCTAAGAAACTTCGCTATTGCCTTCAGCTCTATCTTGGTGTATTGCTCGCCCATTGTCAAGTATCCCTCCCGAGGGATGAGACTCTAGGTGGTCGGATAGCCGTTCGTCAACCCGTTGAACCTTGTTCTCGATCCGGGTGGAGGATTTGTACAGCATGTTGAGTAGGCCCGACACGTAGGCGTGGTCGGCGTTGTTTTCTTTGCGAGAACGGTTGATGAGGATTGCCACCAACGCGAACGATCCGGTGACCGTAGCGGCGAGTATGGTGGCGAGTCCTGTGTCCATGTTATGTGAGTTTTACTTTATCAAATACCTGTTTCACGATGAGCGGCGAGTCGGCCACTCGCGGTGATAGTTCTACGTGTAGCCAGTCTCCACCGGGCGCACCCGTGAT